CTCAGCAAGCTTTCCTTCCTGCTGCATCTGTAGTAGTTCTTTCTGAGCCTTTGCCTTAGCTTCTGGATCAGGAATAAACTTATCTAGGACTTTCATCCCAACATCGAATAGTGCCATCAATGGTAACATTATTGTTTAACTCCCCAGGTTAGATACCAAGCAATGACCGCAGCCACTGCATAGCACATGAACATTGCTCTACGAACCTTTGCCAAATCTTCTTTAAACTCTCTAGTAAGTTCATTGTCTTGTTTCTCTATCTTTTGTTTAATGGTTTCGATTTCAGTCCAGCGTTTAACTCCATGCTTTCTTATGAAATCAGCTTTGACTTTAGCTTCTTCGATACGGATGGATTCTTGACGTTGCCATTCCATCAATGCTCTCTTGAAGTACTGCTCTTTTAAGACCTGAGATTCTTTTATCTGCCTTCTACGCTCTAGGTCTTTCTGCTGTGCTACTGCTGCAGCATCTTTTTGTACATCGACAATACTTTTAGTAATGGATTTACTAGCCTCACGACTAGCGTCCATACTACTAGTTACAGACTTTGCTCCTTCTAAAAATCCAAATTGATCTGACATATCTCATTCTTCTAGTTCTAATCCTTTTTTAGCAAGTCTTGCTCTGATGAACTGTGTTCTAAATTCTGGGTCTTGGAGTTTCTCTTGTAACATAATCTTAGTAGCATAAGACCTAGCTTGTTTTAGTCCACGCTCTAGCATTACTTTCTTAATCTTATCGTTAGCATTCTGATAGCTCTCATTTTGAATCATATTATTCAAGACTAAATCTGAGTAGTAACTAGATACTTGTTGATACTTAGACTGGTCAACACCTTCTAATTCTACACCACGAAGAGTCTTACTAGGTAAGTTATAGTCTACCTTAGTACGAGCTACTTCTTCTTGTACTGCATTGCGTGTAGCAGGAGCTGTCTGTAGTCCAGTGTAAGCTGCAAAGCCATACGATGGATTCTCTCTTGCTCCTCCGAATAACTTAGATTGTACTGGTAGCTCTGAACGAGAAGGAATAGGAAGACCTAAGCCAAAGTCAGGAATACGATTCTGTACTGCTTCACCAAAGCTAGTCACAACACGAGCATAAGGATCTTGTGAACGTGCAGGAGCTGCTATAAAAGATGGTACTAGTAAGCCAGCAAAGCCATTTATAAAGCTACCACCGTAACGCTCTGGATCATGCACTGCCTGTAGTAAACCAGAGATACCTTCTAAGTATGTCTTAGATACAATGTTCTTAGTTACACCTGCTACGACATCCACTACTAATTCTTTTTCTTTCTTAGAATCGTAGGATGGTTTATCTACATATGTACGCACTGCGTTAATACCGTCTACTGCAGAACCCATGATAGTCGCTAGAGGTTCTACACGAGCGTAGGAATAATATGTATCGCCAATACGAATACTATACTCAGGAATACCAGCAGCAATCATAGCGTTACGCTTAGCAGCATCCTTAGGATACGAACCAGTAACAGTATCGTCAGCTACCTGTTGAGCTAGTGCAGCAGTTATGCCCATGCCAATAGCAGTTCTTGCTACCTTAACATCCGTAGGAGTATTCTTAGAGAAGACACCTAATGGAGTATATGACAGAGCATCCTTCATAATGTTGATAGGAGTCTTAACGAAAGGGATGACAGGAGCTACCCAAGGATGAGCTGCTCGTAGAGCTAAGAGTTTATTACCAAAACTACCTAAGTCTGCCTGGAATGTAGCTTGCTTAGCAAAGTTACGTACATCGTCAACAAGCTTAACACGAGCACTGTCAGGTAGTGTAGCTAATTCAGGAGCTTTTAAGATGTTATCTTTCCAGTCTACTGTCTTAGTGTTTACAGTACGCAAAGCATTGTATACTGTCTCAGTATCTCCATACTTACCAGAAGAAGCTAAGCGATAGGCTTGAGCATTGTATTCCATACGACGGAAGACAGACTTGAAGAATTCATCAACACCTACGCTAAGACGACTAGGGGTACGAATTACTTCTCCTAATACCTTTTCAACTTTAGTAGCACCTTCTTGTGTACCTATAGCACCACGAATCTCAGGCATTGCTGCATCGAGAGGACTACCACGTAGGAATCCTTCCTTAGCAAAGAATGCAGATTCTAAGACACCATCCATCAATCCTCTGAATGCAGGAAGAACTTCTCCAATCTTAACTTTACTTGCAGGATTAACTGCTTGAAGGATACGCTCAGTACCTAGCAAGCCTACCTTAGCAACACCAGAGAATGCGTTAACTGCTGTAGTAGCTAGACCAGAAATGTAGGAGTTAACTACGAACTCACCGAACTTGTCTGCCCATCCTGGCTGTTTAACAGATTCTTTAGTAAGCTCAGCGATAGATTTATTCTTATCAAAGCTAGTGCCAGGAGCAGACTTAATAGCAGACACAGCATCACGTAATGCAAAGATGTCTGATAATTCTTTACCACCATTCTTAGACAATCCTTTAAGGATCTCCTCAGTAGAACCAATTACTTTCTTCTGAGCTTTAGCTGCTGCTAAGGCACGACCAATATTAGATACGTTACCAATAGCGGAGAAGAGAATAGGTTTAACTTCATCAAAGTCTTTCTTAAATACTGCAGCAATCTCTGCATCAGTCATACCAGCAGCACGACCATTTAAGAATAACTCATCGATAGAGTTAATCATATCTACACCACGCTGTAACGCAGGAAGATAAGCATTGATTAGATCACGACCACCTAGTTCTTGTACCTTACGATTGAGTAAGAAGTTCACTGCGGAATCAGCAGGAATATTGAGAGGTGTTGTATCTAACTCAGTAGCAATAGCTCCTTTGTTAGCTGATACGATACGAGTAAGTAACTGCTCTGGATCTTCTGCTTTGTAGCCAGCTTTGAGATACGCTGCTAAGTTCTGTTCACGTAATGGATTATCTGCACTGAATGCAGCAGTAAACCTTGAAGCAGGTATGTCAGTTAATCTAAATGGAGCATCTGTAAAGAGAGCACGATAGTCTCCACCAGCAATCTCATTGGTTAACTTAGTAGCTAACTCAGAGTCTTCTAACTGCTGGAGCAAAGGAACAATACTGTCTTGTAGTTCAATGTTCTTAGCAGCAGTAACATCAGCAATCTCTTGAGCGATAGAACTGAGTGGTACATTGTCCTGAGTAATCTTGCCTGATCCTCCTAGGAGTACAGCACGATTATCTTTTAATTCTTTACCTGCAGCTTCTACTGCTGGTTTACCGTACTTCTGAATCAATCCTCCGATTGTACCGCCTAGAACACCTCCTACGACAGCACCACCAGCAATGTTTAATAAACGACTATCGTCACCATAGACAGGTTCTAACGCACCCATTACAGCACCAGCTCCTGCAATGTTACGAGCACCTTGTGCAACAGTACGAACTCCTCCGAGAGGAACTAAGTTAATAGGATCTAGAATACTTCCAGCAATCTGTGAGCCATACGCTGCAACAGGACGCTGCTGAGCCATCATTCTGAACTCAGCTTCACGTTGTAGATCTGTTTGTTGGATTTGCCCAGGAGTTGCTAGGCTAGAGATTTGATCAGCAGTTGGAGTTCCCTGCATCTGAGTGATTAAGTCTTGCTCCTCAGTAGGAATAGTAGAAGGAGTTCCTCCTAAGAGTTGAGCTGCTCCACGAATAGACGAAGTAATACCACGCTCTACACCACGAGCAATAGTTTCTCCTAGACCATACTGGGGCTTGTACAGCTCAGAAGCAGCAGCAATTACTTGCTCTTGAGTTGCACCTTCAGGAGCTTCAAGAGTTAGTGTTTTACCATCTGGAGCTTGGATTGTAAATACTGGCATTACTTAACTTCCAGTATTTTAAAACCTTCTGTCATTGGTCTGCCACCACTAGTAGCTGGTTTAGCTGTAGGTGCTGTAGAAGTTCCTCCAGTAGGAAGACCACCTACTTTATATTCTTGAACCTTCTTACCTTCACGATCTAGCACAATAACGGTAGCTCCTCCGAATCCATCAGGAACTGTTTGAACTGTGACTTTACCAGTGTCAACATCCTTCTTAATCTTTTCAATCTGAGCTTCATTAACAGCAATGTTCGAGCGACGAACTGCCATATCAAGATCTTCTTTCTGGCGATTACGGTCAATATTAATTTGAATCTGACCACGTTGTTCAGCAAGTCTATTAGCAAGTCTATCATCACCAGCATCACGAGCTTTAGCAATCTGTTCATCAAGCAGTTGAGGATTCTTAGAATATAACTCAGTTTCAAGAACTTGAGTTTTAAGTTTTTCTCCTCTAGCTTTTTCTCCTTCAGCTTCTACTCTACGTAGTTCCTGAGTAGCCATCAAAGCTTGCTGACCTAGACCAGCTTGAGAAAACCCACTCTGTAAATTCTTGTAGAAAGACAGAGGATCATTAGGATCAGAGTTCTGCATAGCAGTATTATATACATTCTGTATCTTAGTTAAATTCTGTAATACAGGATTAGTAACTTCAAAGAAGCCACGATCTTGTGCTACGTTAACTAAGCCTCTTCCTAGTAATGTACCAAGAGTAGCTCCTAGTTGATTCTGTGCAGGTAATGCATTAATACGAGCTTGTTCTTGTTGAATTAACTGTTGACGATAAAGCTCAGGATCTGCTCCGAGCAGGGCTTGTTGATTACCTAATAGTGGATTTACTGGTTGTCCCATAATTATTCCTTATTAAAGTCTAAATCCAGGGTTGCCACCAAAGCCACCCATATTAGTACTATATCCTGAAGAGTTTACTGGCATAGGCTGTGTACCGCTAGGAGCACCATAAGCACCCGCACCTGCCTGAATCAAACTAGACAGGAACTGGTTGTTCATCTGCTGAGCTTGTAATGCAGAACCGTACTGTGTCTGAGCACCTTGCATCATTCCTCCAAAGTAACTCTGAGCACCTGCGGATTGACCAGGCTGCTGAGCTGAGCCTAGTTGTAAACCTAATTGATAAGGCATCTGAGCCATCTGCTCTACTTGACTAGACAATCCTAACTGAGCAAGTAATGGAGAGTATGCACCAGCTTGTCCTTGTACTTGTGTGCCTAATAATCCAGCACCAGTGCCAAACAAACCAGCACCAAACTGTGCTCTCTGTTGTCCTGCTTGTTGTCCTTGAGCAGCTAACTGTAGATCTTGCTGAGCTAGTGCATTGTAATATGCCTGTAGTTCAGGAGACGTAGGAGCACGACCTGTGCCAGTCTGAACTCCTAAGCCACCACGACCACGAGCAAACAAACCACTTCTAACATTAGATAGCTGAGCTTGTCTGCTAGGAGCTAGTAAAGCTTGTTGACTTGTAACATAATCCTGAGCAGCTTGCTCTGGTGATGTAGCTAAGTATTGTTGACCTAAGTTAAACAAGCGTTCAGAAGCACCAGTCAGTGGAGCATACTGACCAGCCATCTGTTCTGCTTGTGCTAACGTAGGAGCAAATCTACCAAAGAGTTGATTCTGCAAAGCAGATAACTCAGGAGCTGGTGTGTATCCTGCTGATGAGATATAAGGAACACCAGTAGCAGGGTCTATCTCACGAGTAAACTGAGACGTACCGAACCTACTAGTCATTCCCACAGGACGGAATGCAGAGATATTAGCAGCATCTATGCCAGCTTGTCGCTGTTGTGCTGCAGCTTGCTCTCCTGCTTTTCGTACCCCACTAGCCCCTGTAAAGGGATCTAATACTGCACTAACTATACCGCCCATGTTTTGCTCCTAATAAATATAGTGTATTTCTTATCGTTAACTTCTATAGGTTTTAATACTTCCCATCCTGTTACTGAACCAAACTTAGCAAGCTTAGTATTTTCTTCTTCTACTAATGCTAACAGAGGAACATTAATAAGATACTGTAATAAGTTTAAATCTTCTAAGTACTTCTTCTTTATTTCCTGCGACCACTTATGTACATCTGTATGAAACCACAATGCTGCATCGTGTAACTCTAAGTACATTGTGTAGTCGTCTCTAAGGACTACAGGTACTTTCATCTTAGGTCTTCATGATGTATGCTAATGCATAGTAGGTAGGCAAGTTAGCATTTGTACCACTAGATCCTTCTGTACTGATTGATGTAGCTACAGTAATTCCAGTTGTGCTTGTTCCTGTATTGCTGCTTTCACCTATACGGTCATCTGCAGGAGCATCATTCTGAGCCCCTTCTAAGATACCTCCAAAATATGTATGGTTATGTCCTGGATCTGTTACGGTAGACGTAGCAGTATGTGTATGACTTACATTAACAGCATCTTTAGAACCACCAGTTTGAGTGTTACTTCCAGTGATTGTTGTATATGCTACTCCAGCAGTATCACTATGAGCTCCAATAATAAATCTATTACGCAAATCAGGAGTACTATTAGATCCGTTACATAATACCCATCCACTAGGTATTGAAGCAATTGTTCCAGACCACATTGATATAAGACCACTAGGAACAGCATTGGCTATTACAAACGCAGTAGTTGCTATTTGTGTTGTACTTGTTCCAGCAGACGCAGTAGGAGCTGTAGGAGTTCCTGTCAAAGCAGGACTATTTAAGTCTGCCTTAGAAGAAATAGCAGAAGCTATAGCAGTTAACTCAGTGTCAATCTCTGTACCTTTAACAATCTTTCCAGAGTTACCTGTAGGTAGAGTATCCTTTGCTGTAAAGTTAGTTGCTTTTGTATAGTTACTCATATCAGTTCCTTAGATTAAAGTCTTTCCCTTTTTAATTCCTACGTCAATCTTCTGAATAGACAGAGGATTACCATTAATGTCTGCTTCTAAGCCTAGTTGAAGTACAGTTCCCTGACCACCTGCATTAATAGAGAAGCGATCTAAAACAATACCTGAGGTATATTCAGCAATGTTATATTCTGTAGATCCTGGTATTGAATCCACAGTGGAGTTATTATATTCATATACTACAGCAGTATCTAAAAGATAAGTAGTAGCTTGATAGCCTTCGCTATAATCAAATCCCCACTTAATCGCTACTGATTGGTTAGTACCACCAATTAACACCCAGCCAATCTTCTTCAATATCTTTAAAGAAGTAGCAGCATCGAAATCAAAATAATTAGTATAGTACTGTAAACGATATGAAGAAGTGTTGTCAGCATGTCCAAAGTATTTACCAATATAACCAGGTTTACCTATAAATAAATTTCTATCTTGTGTTACGCAGAAAGCCTTAGGCTCAATACTATCCCAAATAGTTACACGCATAGCCCCATCTTGTAGTGCAGCTCTGGTGTCAAAGCAGTATACAAACTTAGTAGCAGGAAGCGTTAATAAATAAATAGCATCACGCTCAAAGTAGACACTCTTAATCTTAGTTAGGTCTGTCTCAGAAGCTACTGCTGCCATTAAGTCATCACGAACATTCTTAGAGATATCACGCATTGGTAACGACTTCTCTTGGATAACTCGCTGTAGACTACGAACTCCTGCGTCAGACAAGAATATTACATCTGTACCTAAACTCTGAACTGAATCACGAGCAATACATCCTACGTTGTTTAATACTTCTACTAATGTTAACGAACCAGTATCTAAAGGATTAGCATAGATAGCTGTGTTCTTTTTACCAAAGAATATAATCAATCCATTATGTGCAGCAGCAGCGACTACAGGATCACCATTAGGCAATACTTCTTGTAGGTTTAAGTAACCAGCAGAACCATTTTGAAAATCTGTACCAGCTAAAAGATCACTAAAATAAACTGTCTGTGTATCTCCA